GCCCGTAACGTTCGCCGCCGTGGCTGGCAAGTTGCTGTGGGCGTTGATCGCCGCCTCGAGCAGATCGCCGATCTCGGTGGCCGTGTCCCCGTTTTGGATGCCGACCTGAAACAGCTTGCCAGCAACGTAGACCTTGAGCGTGCCGGGTCCTGTGGCGGTCCCTGCGATGGTGACCGTGCTCAGCGCCGCAGCTGCAGCGACGTTCTCAGCGAAGCTCATGCCGCTCATGGTGAGCCGTGAGCGCACCTTTAGCGCAGCCTCAACCATGACTGCCATCTGCGAGCCCTTGCCCCAGCGGTCAATCGCAGCGTCGGAACTGGTGATCTCGTGCAGCTCTCCATCTGATGCGTCGCCAGCTGCGAGCCCGTAGGCCACAAACAGTAGCTTCTTGCCGAGCCCCGGAAGCGCTTGGCGCCCGCCGTTGTAGTCGGTTTCAACGGCAACGGTGGGGACCTTGATATCACCAGCAAGCTCGGTGAATTGGATCGTCATCTGTTATTCCTCCTCGGTTGACGAGCTGTTTGGCGTTGCCTCAATGAGTTCGCCTAGCGCCAAGCGGCGCAAATAGTAAGCGGTCAACGGCACGTAGACCGCGCTTATCTCTGTGATGAATCGCCCATGTGTGCCCTCGAGTGGAACACGCGCCATACCTGTCAGTGCAGGATCGGCCAGCGGGGCTGCCACAACGTCCATCGTTTTTTTCATAATCCTGCTACTCCGGCCCCTGTTGGGTCATCGGTGTTTGGCGTGGTGTTGTCATCATCGAAGAGCTTATTGAGATCGTTTGGACTGTGGACGATGCCCAAGGACTCAAGCCTGCCCGTCATCTGGATGTCATCGTGAAAATCAATGTCAGTCTCAGCCTCAAAGCTCACGATACTGGCGAAGCGTCCAGGCGCGTAACTCATGACGCGCTCTAGCACTGGCCTGGCATTGCGTAGCTTGCCATGCGATTGCAGCTCTCGACCCCCATGGAAAAGAGCCCAGCGCGTCAGCGCGTCAAGACCTGGAAAATAGACGTTGCGCCCCTCGAGCCGTCTTGCCCTGCTACGAAAATCTGAAGCCGTGCACACGATGGAGAAGCGAGCAGTTTGCGTGTGGACAAGGCCATCTGCGCTCTTTGGCTTGAATGGCCCGCCGGTGTAGGCCACGAGCATGGCAGGAACACCTGCTTGCGATATTCTGTCCCACGTCTCTGGATCGTCAAGAGCCCCCGTCAAGCGAGCGATGGTCTCAACGTGGCCAGTTGAGCCCGAGCGTTTGAACCGGTTGAGCGTGCTCACGATCCTGTCGACAACATACCCAGGGCCAAGCCCGTAGGGATCGCCGCCAAACTGGGCAACGCCAAAGCTCGAATCACCGCCGAACATCATACCAGTGGCCTGCCGATGTGCATCTCTATGGCGCTCTCAATTTTCGGCTCGTCTTCTTCTTGGATCAACAGAAATGGGCGGGCTGGGATACTGCCGCGCCCATGCTGATGGGTGTTTGCGTAGATGATATTCGTGCCCACCTCGACATCACGATCTGACACCTCGCGCGTGATCGAGTTGCGCAAGCGCCTGGTATCAGTCAGCGTCTTGGCCCCCTTAGAGCCCTTCCTGCGACGTTTTAGGGTGGCCTCGTTCGTCTTCTTCCATGCCTTCGGGCGACCTTGAGCGGTGAAGTTTTTACCTACGCTGCGCTCGACTATCTCGCCGACCTCCTCCCACGCTTGACGCATGTTTCCACAGTTGGCCGCAGCGGCTTTCAGCGCGCGCTCAAGCCCCTTTGCATCAAGCTGTATGCGGAGCATGGCCATCTGCTAAAAATCCCTCAGCGTGTCAGTGGTGAACACCCTGTCGGGCCCAACGGCCGTGGCTACCGACTTCGCTGAACTCGCAGGAACAGCCTCGATCCCGATATCAATATCCCCGGTGTTGATCCCCTTCAATATGCGGATAGCTTCGGTGTAGCGCAGTCTCACCGATTCTGGCAGGTCAAGCTCGCCATCTCTTCGGCTATGCAAATTGAAGACGGCCAAGTCAACCGACGCCTTTCGAATCGTGTTCGGAGTCGACGCCAGCGGCACCGAATACTGCTTGCGGATATGGCTATCGATGACGGTGTCAGCATCCTCGATGGCCCCGGTGATCCTGTCGGTGATGGCAACATTGAGCACGACAGCAGCGGCGAGCGTGCCGCGATCATCGGCCAAGTGCTCATCATCTGTGAGCTGGATCATGCGCTGCGTCGGAACGCGCGCTTCTATGTCTGTGCTCGTGCAATATGCCATGCTATTTCCCTGATTGCGAAGGGCGGACTCGAACCGCCGACCTTGAGGTTATGGGCCTCACGAGCTAGCCACTGCTCTACCTCGCATAAATCAGCGGGCCCCGAAGGGCCCGCGCACCAGCGATATTCCACTAGTGGAAAAGTTACCTAGCTTGCGCCAGTCGATCCGACGATGCACTGGTGCATACCGTAGCCAGCAGCGCCGCGCATGTCGCAGCCCCAGTGGAAGGTCTTGCGCATGTAAACGTCAGGATTCTCAGGGTTGACCATCTGGCTCATGGCAAGCTCACGACGCGTCTGCTTGACGAAGGGCTTGATGGGGTGCGAGAGGTCTGCCAATGCCCAGTTGGTGCTGGTCAAGCCGGGGATCACCAGCTGCTTGACAACACCCTTATAGGGATTCGTCTCGCCGGTTGCGAGCACATCCTGATTCAGAAAGCTGCGCACCGTGGCAACGAGATCATTACCGTGGATGATATGCGTGGGTCGCATATCAAGGGGCTCGTCTTCGGTGTCGACCTGGTTCAGCAGCTTCAGCTCAGCCGCCTCGAACGCGTCAGAGTCGAAGATGTCAGTCGACAGATTGCTGCCGCTGTCGTGGCTTGCGCTGAAGAACTCCAGCCCATCATAGGTCAAGCCGGTGGAGCCAGAGAAGCCGAGGTTAAAAAGCGCCTTGATGCGATTTTTCCACAGCTTGACGCCGTTGTCTGCCATCTGGCGAATGCGTGGCGCATAGAGCCCCAGGTTCTCATCTTCGATGTCGTCGCGGTCAACTGCGATGCCCATGGCGTAGGCGACGTTCTTGAGGAAAAATCCATCAACGCCGAGCTTCGAGATCTTGCGATCGTCGATCCATTCCTCGAGCTGGGGCACAGCATCCGAGAAGTGGATGTAGTTACCCTCGCCGTTGCTGCTGATGGGCATCATCATCGCATCGATGATGGGCGCCCAGCGCGCTTGCGCACTCTCGAACGCTTCGGCAAAGATCGCCTTGTGGCTACGATTAGCCAAGTACAGTTGGCTTTTGATTCCTGCTACCGACATATCATTTCCTCCTTGCCACGGGCGTGCCGGGCAGGTGTTTGGGTGTGATTAGCTAGCGCCTAGATCCACTGGCAAACGATGGTCACGTTAACGTCTGCGGTTGCGCCGCTGGCGTTGTCGTCCACCGCTGTGATGTCGTAGTCGGTGTCAGCGACCTTGTCGGCATTGATAGCCTTGTCTTCGCCATGGGTAGCCGCTCCGGTGATCGTGACGTCTTCGCCGAAGCAAGAGATCGTGCAGACGTAGGCGCCGCCTGGGGCAGTCTGACAATCAGCGAATGCCGAGAGAACGCGGAACGCGCGAGCCAGCTCGAAGTCCTCTTTGAGCGTCACGGCCACATGGCCAACAGCCCCAGGAAAGAACGCAGAGATCGTGAACTGGTCCACGTTCGCATCGCCAAGCTCAATGGCTGGCTCAACATCGACGGGGGCCACGGTTGCGCTCTCGTATTGTGCCAGGACGCCACAGCGCACGTTTGCCGCAGATGTCTGAACCGTCTGATCGTCGGTGATGTAGAGAGCGGAGCCGGCATCGCCGAGACCAAGCCCAGTCGCTGCCATCTTGTGAATGCCCTTGCGCAACACCCGAACGCGGATGTCAGCAGCGGAGCCATCGGAGTTGTCAGCGTGCTCTTCGGCGACGCCAACGAAGGTGAAACCGTTGGTGTTCGCCGCAGGCACGGCATAGCCGCTGCCGTTGATGCAAACCAACGAGCCGAGGAAAATCTGGGTGGAGGCAGCGACGGGATAACTCGCCATCTTGCCCTCTTTGCGAACAGTCTTTCGATCTGCCGTCAATGCGGTCATCGTATTTTCTCCTTGAGGTTTTTGTGAGAAGGGAACCGGGCGGCGGCCATCTGCCGCCCCACCCGGTATCTAGCGGTATCACCCGCTAGATTTAACGCTAGCGAAGAGCTTCCATCAGAAGGGCATCGTCGAGGTTCGCGCGAACGAAGCTCTCGGGCGCGATACCAGACGACTTGCACGAGGCCAGTTCATCGGCCGATAGCTTGCCAGCCATTGCCTTGATCTGCTCGTCGCTGAAGCTGCCATTCACAGCGGGTGAGCCGCCAGTTGCAGGGGTCTTGACGTCGACCGGAACGACCTTTGGAGCTGCCAACGCCCAAGCGTCGAACCCAGCAGGATCGCCCGTAGCGAGCGCAGTGGCCCATTCTTCGTTCGTCGCAACGATCTTGCCATCGTTGCGCGCTTGCTCGATTCGACGATCCGATTCGATCTTGCTGACGCGCTCAGCCTGCTCGCGAAGGGGAAGCATCTCTGCCTCGAGCTGATCGACCTTGATGCCGACAGCCTTGAGCGCACGCACGCTCGAAAGGATGGCAACGCTATCGCTGCCGGGCTCGAGCCCTAGCGCCAGGCCGATGCTCTCGATCCCCTGAACGTCAACCGACTGACTGCGAGCGGTTTCGATCATCTGCTCGGGCGTTGCATCCGCCGACAGGCCAAGCAATGCGCAGAGCGCGGCTTTTTTCTTGTCGTCCATTTCCTGCTCCTGTGGTGGCGTATCAACGCCTGATAGTGCCGCACGGATCGAGTTAAGCCGCACTTCAGGCAACTCGTCCAAAAACGGGGTGTTCGTCAAAGCTATGCTGTGCAGGCTTGCACCTGTGAGCTTTCCAGATTTTCGATCACGGGTGTGGAATGCAAACGTGGGCGAGATGTATCGGAACTCGCGCTCGCTGATGTGCTTCGCGGCTCGCGTGTTCCACTCAACGCGAGCAAAGAGCGTTTTGCCAGCGTCAGAATCCCTCGCTTGCAGCTCAGTTACCCAGCCCGCTGCGATGGCATCGCTACCAGAGCCAAAGACCGACTCGTGCTCATAGTCAACCACGGTGTCAACCGACTTGGCGTTGAAGTGCTCAAGCATCTCAGCGAACATGCGAGCGTCAAGGTGGAAAGCCCCCATCCAGTGACCGCTCCACTTGCCCTCGAGCCCGATCTGGTGCCAGCGGGTGTTTGACGCCTGATCGTCACCCTCGAGAATCGAGAACGCATCGAGCACCCTGATATCGCCGTGGTGCTCTTGCAGATCGTCGCTGATCTGTCGCAGTGCTGCTCTTGTCATAATAGTTTGCCTCGTGCCTCAGTTACCCACACGTTTTCCACAGCCCAGCCCGCGCCTGGCTCAGCGCCATCCTTGATGACGATCTGTTGATATCCAGAGCCCATCTTGCGGCTCTTGAGCGTGGCGCGCACGAACCCCTTGCCGGGGCTGGTGCCGCGCACGATCAGGCTCGATACCTTGGGCGCCATCCTGATAGCTGCCCCGTGGCC